CCCAACAACCAATTTCTGTAACTGATATCATATTGTCTTTCTAAAAGATACACATCTATGATATTGCTTACACTAGGATCAATTCTTCTATCAGCACTAGCATTGTGTATATATTGGAATTTGAGATTGTCTCGACCAATAAAGGCAGAATAGCTAGGCTCAAGTATAAATGTTCTTGTTACAAGGTCAACTCGCTTGATAAAATTTTCTTCCTGATCGTAAAAGAATATCAACTGATTATGATCATAATCGTTAACACTGGTGTTGACTTCTTTGTCTTTAATTAAAATTTTACCGTTGACATTTGGGATATATTCTAATTTTTGGAAGCCAAATTCATCTACTGTTTTTCTAAAAAACAAATATTTGTCATTGATATCTGTGCCCACAACTTCGTCAAAAGCATCAGGGTTATCCACAGTACCATCGTCGTCACTGTCAAAGAATGCTACCTTAATACTTTCATAACTTTGATATCCGTCATCGAATCTAACAGAGTCTGCTACTTCAAAAGGAATATCCTGTTTGAGTACCTGTTTCTGATCAACAATATCAAGCACATCCGCAAGAGTAAAATCAATGTTACTAGCTTTTAGTGCCATGATTTCTTTGGCTACATCAATATAGCCCTTGTCACGTCCTACAGGTGTTGTGTTGATACCTAAGATCTTTATTTGATCTTTGATCACCGTTCTATTTTTGCTGTCGTATATTTTTTCGTTGCTGTCAAAATAAAATCTATTTTGACTTACACTGCTAAAAATATAATCTGTGATACGGACTCTTACGTCATAGTCAGTGCCGTCAAAAACAAATGCTATCATCCACGAAGCATCAAGAGCCTTGTTTGTGGTACTTCCTGCTTGTCCCAAGCTGAAATCATTGTTTAGATCAATATTTGTAGATGTTACAATCTTCCAATCTCTAGATAACACGTCGTATCTTAGACCAAACGTCTCAGAAGCAAATGTTAGATTTAATATTTCTGCTTCAATGTCAGAGTTTAAATTTGTAGTAAATTTAGGAATTACCTGAGAAGGTCTAGATCCTGTTGGAATAACATCGCTGAATGTAATTGGTCCTACACCTGATGATAAATTTCCTTTACCCGCATTAGTACCATCGCCAACAATATTAACTATCTTAGACCAAATATATCGTGTTTGTTCTAGATCAGCAGGATCATAATCTACTATCTCTCCATTCTTAAATGCTAGAGATAGATTAGGGTCTGTAACAAATTTAACTAGTGCTCCAACTTCGGCATATTTTAAGTTGCTGGTAGTGTATGAGCTACCTACCTTAATAGGAAAGCTATCAAAGAAGTTTCCAAAATATCCAGTCGAAGCGTTAACATCCTTTGTGGCCTGTAACCACTTTACGTTAACATCTGACGTGACAATTTTGTCAAAATTAGTTACGTAAAAATTATAGGTAGAAAAACTTTCTAGTGCTGGCTCAACAACTTTTCTAATAAAATTTAATACTGTATTTTTGTTAGTGTATCTAAATGTAAAGACATTTTCTTTATCTGTTCTGTAGACATACCCGTCGTCAGCAAAAACATTTACTTTAGAATATTTTCCACTGGCATCCACAATGTCAAAGTTGCGACTAATTCCGCTAGAAGTTCTATTCACTGCTTTGACTTTTAATATATCTTGACTGCTGCCAAGCGGAGCAAGATTATAATCTTCTCCAGTGATCATACGATTCTGTGTATAATACAGCGCCGGTGCTTTTGCTCTTATTGATTCGACAGTTTCCGATGGAGACGAATTATCAATTGTATAATTCAAACTCAACGTCACAAACAGAGTATGCTGTGCTCCTACAGAATTTGTATAAGGAATTTCAATGGTTACTCCTTTCATTTCTGTAGGGTTTATAGTATAGTCTAGACCATTAGAAACTCTGTAATATGCTCTAAATGAACCTTGAGGAAGATTTCCATAAACTCCATCAGAGAATAAAAGATCAACCGCATCGTTGGCTTTTGTTATCACTGAGTAGACATTTCTGTCGTTGCTAGAAATACTGTTGTATATGATATTGTTACCATACACCGAACTAACTTTTTTCCATTCAATAGAAGGTGAAGAATTACCATCTAATGTGTACAACCAAAAATCATCGTTGTTAATGTTAAGTGTTGAAATACCAATGATTTCATTAGTAGTTGGCTGAGTCATAGTAAATTCAGCAGATTCTAACGAGCCTTGCTTGAACATCAAGAAAAACCCTGTATTATTACTAGAATTTCCCTTACCATCTTGTCTGTATAAAAACCCTAGTTGATTTCCAGGTATCGGCGATTCTTCATAGATATCCTCCGAACCAATGATAGAAGTGCTAACTACTTCAAACTTCATTCCCCTAGCAGCTACTGTTTTCGATATAGAAAATACCGGAGTTACTGTTGTAAGAGAATTAAATCTGTACTGCTCTGTGTTTATTCCATCAACTGTGTTTTCGCCTTGATTTTTTCCAAACTCCACTGATGGAACCATAGCAGAATTTAACACCGCAATAAATTGCTCGTACCAATTAGTGTTTGTAGGGTCGTTCCATTGAATAGTCTGCTTGGCTAGGTTTATTCCGTTACTGTCATAGAGATTTTCAGTAGTGCTAACAGAATCAAATTTTAAAAGTCCAGACGCAGCAATGTTTCTTTTAGAATTGTAGCTGAGCATACGTGCTAGTCTTAGCACAGATTCTTTTCTGCTAGCAAGTTCTATAAAATTTTCGCGACTGTTAAGATCAATGCGGAAAGCTAAACTCTGACCTAAGAAAGCTATCAGATCGATTAGAGCCACATACTCAGAACTTTCAATATAATCGTTGAAATCTTCAGGATAGTTTTCCTTTAGATACTCAATCATTACACGGCGAAGATTCTCAAAGTCGTAGGATTTGAAATCAGCATTCTTAAAAGTCTGATAGATCCTAGTCCAATCTTCTGCTAATATTAAATTATTTTGTCTAGTCGTTGTGGTCATTTTCTTTCCTGTACACTATTTATTTGGTTTTATAATGTGCGCATTTATTTCTGCGGTAGCTGTTTGTTGTCAAAATCAAACGCTATTTTCTCTCGTAGGTTTATTGATTTGTAAACTAGATCAGCTTCAACTCGGACCCCATTTTCTAAAGGATCAACCTTGATGTTGTTTATAGAGATTCTAGGATCTCTGTTTAATACTGCTTCAACATCTTCCCTAATTAACCTTAAATTGTCATCGTTCATTGGCTCATACAACAGGTTCCATATCGAAGTACCAAAGGAAGGATTTTCTAATTTTTCTCCTCGCTTGATGTTGAAATGATTTAGAAGATCTTGCTTGACTAGGTCTACATCGTATTCTTTGAACTTGCTTTTGATTCGTCTAGAGTTAAATCCTTTATAAAGAAAAGGTCCAACATTTGACTGCCCTTCAGAATTTTTTATTGTGTCGACTTGTTTTATGTTATAGATTCTATTAGCCATTTATTACTCCTTAGACATCTCTGTCTGTAGATTCCAGACCTGCTTTTTCAGGATCTGTGTTTTCGTGACCATACCATGGCTCGTGCATAGGTATGCGTTTCATTATACTCTTTAAAGGTGCCGTTGCTTGATATCCAGACCCGGACCACGACTGAGTAGCATCAACAACATCATTCTCTCTAAGCTCTAGTTTTGTTGGTTCATCTGGGTCAGACACTGCGGAATTCGCAGGTTCCGCTGCCATGCTACTGTTCATGTATATCTTAGCTGCTGTGGTTTTATGGTTAGCACCTGTTAACATACTGCTGTCGTTTGTGGACTGTATAAAAGTATTTTTACCCTTGGTGTGGATATCACCAGTGGCAATTATTTTGTGATCTCCAGTGACCTTGACCGCATAATTTCCCTGATAAGACATGGTAATATCTTTGGCTATTATTTGATCTAACTTTCCTTTGTAATTTAGTTTGCTGTCTTTTTCTATCAACAAAGAATAGTCTTCTCCCGACTCTACATACAGACTTTTCTCTGATCGAATATTAACATTTCTTCCAGCTTCAATATTAAAATCTCTATCAGCACGTAAATTAAAATCGCCTTCTGAATGTATGCTAACACTGTCTGCGGCATAGATATCTATTTTACCATTACTGGTTAATTCGATCCACGCAGTGCCTTTGCTGTTACCTATATAGATTAGATCTTCTGTATTATGTAAAAGAATTTGATGTCCTGTTCTTGTACGAACACGGAAGTATTCACTGATTGGAATTCTAGAATCTCCAGAACCGGCGGGTACATATTCTGGGGGGCCATCTCCAGCGGGAGTTTTTCTAACGAATCGATCATCGCCATCGTCCATGACAAACTGTGTTCCGCCTACTCTACTTACTGCTACAGGTTCTGTGGGATTTTCAGCACTGCCTGCGGGTTTTTTTGTAGCGTTTGCTCTTTTGTCTAACGGGCCAGGGGTTAAAATTCCATAGACATTAGAAATAAAATTTCTACGCATACTAGACGTAACTGGACCTCTAACGTAGTCTCTTATCAGTCCCTGTGCCAACATAAATCCAGCGATAGGATGGACAGGTTTTTTAATATTATCTTTGACGCCTGTGGTTTTTGCCGCATTGATATTCTTATTATATTCTGCGGTTGGTAAAGGTAAACCAGCACCGTACTCGCTTCTTACCTTCGACGAAGCGTCAACTGCTTCCGATAGACCGATAGCAGGAACCATATGGTTAGTGTTAATATCAGGCACACACCCCAGCCAAAAACATTGTCCAGTGTCTTCTAAAAATCCCACTAGTACAGTTACTCCTACATCAGGAGGAACAAAAGACATTCCATAAGATTTTTGTGTGTCGTTAAACGCAGCATCATTGCCTGTATTGTTTCCATTATAGGCAATGTTAGTTGCTCCAAAGAATGGAGGACAATAGTAAGCAGGTATAGCCTGAGATTGCTGACCAAAGTCGTCGTTGACGTTTCCTTTTAAAGAAACAAACAAAGTCCCCATATAGTTGTTGTCACCGTGGCCAACAACCTTAGCCAGTTTAAGCCCGGAAACTTTAGTATCGCTGTCTTGTCGTCTAGATATTTTTTCAATTGACATGTGTTATTCTCAATTCGGAGTCGTTGGGACTACCTTTGCTGTTGGTACTGGTTGGACTTTAAAGTTAGAATTTTGCGGACCATTCATTGGCTCTATAGGAGTTCCTGTTATCACGGTCGGTGCCGGTACAGGATTCAATGTAACTGTAGCAGTAGGAGTAGATGCATTTGATTTGTCGACTTCGTCAGTTTTAGCTTTAGCATCGCCTGTATCTTTATACATTGAAAGATTTTGATCTGATGTAAGAGAGTTTATCACCGGATCAGTCAATGCTTCCTGCGTCATTAATCTAAATCCTGTTAGTTTTTGTGTAAAATGACCGTCCTTAATAGTGTTAACTACTTTGACTATTCTATAGATTCCACTAAAGGGACTATAGCTGCTGTTAGGAAATTCAAATAAACTACCGTTAGCAGGAGCATCTATAGGTGTTCTAAATCCCACAAATGTTAAAATCTCTGAACTATCCACCGCCATAGTTCCGTCAATGTTGATCATTGATCCTTTTTCAGTGGGTATAGAATTTTGATTTCTAACTCCAGAATATGCTAACCAATAAGGATCGCCTATTATTTCTATGTCTAACTTGATCATATTTTGATCTGTACTGTCTTTCCAAGACTCCTGGAAACTCTTGGCTATTTTAACAGATTCAATATCTGCTCCTACTCCGCTACCTGAGGATTTGTAAGCGTCTTTTGATCTCATAACTCTTGCTGCGCCTGTCACTCTAAACAGTTGATCAAAATTTTCACCAGGAACGTTTCTATATACTTCAACAGTATCAGCAGCAGAAGCCTTAGCAGGATCACTGGCTATTGTAGCCTCAGCAGGTTTTGTTAGCACTGCTTTAAAAAATGCCATGTTGAAATCTAAATCCCATTTCAATACATCATCGTTCTGTCCGGTGTAATAAAAATCATACTTCTTGACAATTTTTTTACATAACTCCGTTGTACTCGGCGGAGTTGCGTTTGCTGGCCGGAAGTGATCTGAGTGAACTCTGTATTCTGTAATCCAATAGACGAAAGTTTTTTTATGTGTGTTTCTAACTGGATCGAGATCTCCATACCTAGTTTCAAGATTAACTTTAAACCAGTTTATAAATCCATCCGCATCTGGTTTGGTTAGATTGTTTATACAATAGTCAGAATTTAACATCACCTCTTCTATTACTTTAATAATATCATGAGGATTTTTTTCTTTGTATGGAAAATTAAATGAAAGCGGAGTTATTGCTATAGGATCATTTTGAAAACTTTGATTACGTATCTGTACTGGAGTAAATGTAGACGTGTCTCGATTACCTTTAGGAAAAAACGAATTTGCTAAGTCTGTGCTTGGTCCTCGACCATCAGTAAACTCGATTATAAATTCGTCGGGTTTGGCTTCTTGCCCCTGTGTCTCTATTGTTTTTTGTTGTGTTTTTAACCATTTTTCTAAAGAGTGTTCGCCAGTTTTTAACACTTCGCCAACTGTTCTTCCAGATAGTGACGCCGAACTAACTAGTGCTTTTACGTTGTCTGTGCTGGCAGTAAGGCCGCTTGGGTAAGCTTCTACTTGATAGGTTGTTCCTGACTCGTTGGTTTTAAATTTCGCAAAACTCAGCTTGAACGGAAAAACTCGTTGTGCCAATAGACCAGACGAGAACGGCAAGTTACTACCAAA